CCTGTTACTCCGACTGGGCCAGCCACTCCTGTTGCTCCGGTCACTCCGACTGGGCCTGTCACTCCGACTGGGCCTGTCACTCCGACTGGGCCTGTTACTCCGATTGGGCCCGTGACTCCGACTGGGCCTGTCACTCCGACTGGGCCTGTCACTCCGACTGGGCCTGTCACTCCGACTGGGCCTGTCACTCCTGTTGCTCCGACTGGGCCTGTCACCCCGGTTGCCCCCGTTGGTCCGGGAGTCGTAACTACATTATTGAGCAATGAATATAAATTTTGAACTTGTAAAGTAAGCAATTGAACACCTGAATTATTTCGTTGACTCATGATTATAATATGATATTAGAAGAAAATGTACAAATTATGGTAATTTATCACATAAATATAAATTGACATTACTTATTAAGATGGAAGAAGTATATAGAAGACTACAGATAGACGGAAGAGATACAAATTATGAAGTATCAAATAAAGGAAATGTGAGAAATACGTTAAAAGACTTTGTACTTAAACAGGGAACGCGTAATGAATACAGACAGGTAACATTATCTGTCAGAAATATCAAAGAAAGACATAAGGTACATAGATTGGTTGCGATTGTATTTTTACCAAATCCATATGATAAACCGTTTGTCGATCATATCGATGGAACCAGATCAAACAATAATGTAGAGAATCTGAGATGGGCCACAAATTCAGAAAATCAGATAAATACCAAACTATCACCTAAAAATACATCTGGTGTCCGGGGAGTCTCATGGGATAAACAAGATAAAATATGGCGTGCATCAATCAAAGTAGATGGAATAACTATTAATATCGGTAGATATCACAACATTGAAGATGCACAGGCAGCAAGGATAGAGAGAGTAAATAAGATCTTTAGGGAGTATGTACATCCGACCGAGAAACATAATTAGAGTAATCATACATTATCGCATATGCGTTAGTGTATAAAAAATATTTTGATATCACTTATTATAAGATGGCTGAAATATATAAGAGATTAAAACTTGATGGACGAAATACAAACTACAAAGTATCAAATCTAGGGAATGTATGGAACACAAAGAAGGACTTCATACTTAAACAAGGATTACGCAATCGGTATAAGTCAGTTGTATTATCTGTAAGGAAGATTAAAGAAAAACATTCAGTACACCGATTGGTTGCTATGGTATTTTTACCAAATCCAGAAAATAAAGACATTGTTGACCATATTGATGGAGTACGTATAAATAACAATCTAACTAATCTTAGATGGGCTACACAATCTGAGAATCAGATGAACGCGGGACTTTCCCGTAGAAATACCTCAGGGGTTAAAGGAGTCTCATGGTGTAGTAGATATTCAAAATGGAGAGTATGTATATTTGTAAATGGGACAAATACTTTTTTAGGACATTATGATAATCTGGATGATGCACGAAAGAGACGTATTGAAAAAGCACAGGAGTATTTTGGAGAGTTTACACATATGATTGAGAAAGCTTAACTTAAATAATCGTCAGTTAGATCACAAATGAGTTCATCAGGACTTTTACCTGTCTGCATTACACCAGATTTAATAAGTTTCTGATACTGAGTCATTGTAAGATCATGTTTCAACATACACATCAGAAAAAACATAACGTGACGTCCACAGGTGGCTACATTTGGTGAGTCTTTTTGATAGTCGACTTTATTTGATTGTACACGGATACCAATAGGAAGATTATTTACAAACTCTGTTAATATCTTTTCAGATTCTCCAAGTCTCTGTCTCTCCTCTGGTGATATATATTTTAGCTCCCCATCAATACCTGTTCCATAAGAATCAAAATAATAGATAAGATTTCTACTTTTACGATACAGACATGTCCAGTGCCCAGAGTTGTATTTTGACTCAATTAGAATTATCATATATGATCCTACTTCTGGAAGCATATGAATAAGACCCCCATACTTTCTAAGCTCACCATATTTGATTATATTTGTTAGTCCAATACGCTTAAGGTCGTCATCACTCACTTGTTTAGTTAATTCACAGGTGTTGCAGGATTGCATACTTAATTAATTTATAATACAAATTGAATATTATTATTTTTTTGTTTCACTCTGATCAAACTGAAATGGGTTATGCCCGTGTTCCATCTCAACTAACTCCTCTTTAAGTTCATTTTCAATATCTCTTGTAATTTGAAGTCCCCCCCAGCAGCAACTTACAGTATTACATTTTGATCTTAGAAAATACACAATAAGACTACCTGCGAATGTTAAACTTATACCAATAATGGTTATGATAAAAAGATATTCATCATTCATTTGATTATACTAATAAAATGAATTGAAATTAAAATAGAATTTAACCAAGAAATACGGCCGTGAATGAGTACGGGAGTGGAGGTCCTGTTGTATTTAGTGTTCCTGCACCTGTCACGATTGTAGGCAGAAGTACAAGGCTGTAAGTAACAGGTCCAGCCGTATTGTTATTAATAATAACACTACTTTGTTCATAATATGTATTTGCTATACCTGCTACATTAATATCAGTCTGTCCTATATAGGCTATATCTGGTGTTGTTCCTCCGCCAGGTGCAATATATGCACCTACACTTCCCGTAAACGCGTTGTTTATACTAAACCCATAAAATGCCGAAAGTGCCCATATACCTGGCGCTAAAAGGATTTGTGCAGAGACTACAGGAGTTGCGGTGATCATATTAGATTGTCCAGCTATTGTACCGGTTAGAATTGAACCATATGTATCAGTAGGTGTTAGGGGTATGTTGGTTGAACTTGCGATAGACATTGTAAATATACATTACAGAATTAAAATAAATATATCTATGATTCTAAATACAGAATCACGTTTTTACCCCTGTTGTCGCACAACTCGGAATAAATATTTATATATATATTTTTACTGAGTTGTGTGACATGGCCAGTAAAAATGGGATTCTGTAATTATCCGATCGTAAGTATATGTGTACGTGGATTAAGGCTATACACATTATTGCTTATTCCTCTACCCAGTATCATATTGTTCAATTTACTTAATTGGCCTACCGTATGGGCCTTTAGAACATCACGGGTATTGTCATCAATCGTGACAAGCTTACCCTTTCTTGGTTGGTATCTACTGAGATAACTAACAAGATCATTTTTATGTCTAACATCGACTTGATTAGGATTTGATGTACCTCTAAACAGATCTACAAGATTACTAGGCTTATCAAGTGTATAAACCTCAGAGTTAGGCCGAGCCAACTTTTCTGAGGCAAGAGCGCCACGAGAGTGCCCAACAGTAATGAGCTTATCGCCATATTTGTTATATGCCTGCTCTTGAATTTTTTTTCTTTTCTCAAACTCTGGAGTAAACCCGAGAGCATACTTTAAATTTGATCCCCAGTCACTTAGATTGTTTGATCCTGTATGGGCTATGACACTTTTATTTGTTTTGGGATTATGGTATACTTGTGATAGATTATTTGATAGTTCACGATCTAGTTGATAATCATCTATGTCATGTTTATCCTTTTCATAGCTGTTTGATAGTATCTTTTGTAGATCATCTGAACTTAGTTCTCCTCCAACTTTTTGATCATTATATGCTATTATCAGGTCAATACCACTATTGAGTTTTTTAGTAATAAACTTTTTATAGCCTTGATTTTTAACGTATCTTGGTGTTAGCTGTCTAAAACGATATGTATTAGGTTTTTCATCTATCTTCTTATTTTTATAACCATGCTGTACAATCCAATCAATTGCCTGCTCCTTGGTGAAGTGATCTTTACTAAATATGATACTTTGTATTTTGTAATGTTCCATAATAATATTATGAAACATAATTAATAATAGTTCAATTATTTATTTTTATTTTTTGGGAAATTACTTGGTATGGCTTTAATATGTTTTCCTTCCTCATTTATTCGACGTGCATATCTCTGTAATCTCATTACTTTATTAGCATTACTTAAATCATTTAATGTCCTTAGGGTTGATACATCAAGACCTTGACTTGTATAATATTGTCTCGCTCTAGTGTGTAACATTTTTCCAAGGACATCGCGATCACTCTTTTCAAGATTTGGAGAATTATGAACATTGTACAACTCGCGAATTCTGTTTATAGAACGCACATTTTTATTAAAAATAGGATCATTTGGTATTGGATCTGTTTTTATTGCATACTCATATAAATTTTGTAGCAACTGTTTAAATTCATTCATCTCAACAGCATCATTTATTTTGTTAAAAAATGGCATTTTTGGTATTTCAGGTGGAGGAGGTACATCTGGTATATCATTATTCTTATGGCCTTTCCTTTCCTCAATAATACGATCAATCGATTCATATATATTATTTACTTTTTGTATATCATCCTGCAATTTTTGTACATCATCGTGCAATTTTTGTTCATAATCGCCCAGTTCCATTTCTCTTTCTGCATGCGCATATTTTTGTTTAATATGTTGAATCTTTTCCTTTTTCTTAATTAAATCTTTTTTCATAATATTATACTGTTCTTTAACATCTTCTTGAATTTTATATAATTTTCTTTCAGTATTATTGTCATAATTATTATGTTGAATCTCATTTAATACATTTTCTAAATTTTCTTTAATTAACTCTACATTACCTTTTCCATTATCTGAGTCTGACGTATATTCATTATTTATATCTTCATCCTCGTTACTATCTCTTATATATGCTTTTTTACGTTGTGTCTGTATTAGAGTGTTGAGTAGATTTGATGAAATTGTATCCACTAATTTTTTATCTAGTTTTGTTCTGGCAATCTTCTCAATTGGAATTGATATATCATCAATTATTGGTGATGTTCCTGTTAAGATTTCATACCGCCCTACTAAATTATCCAGTTTAGTTTTTGTTAATTTAATATCAGCCACGAATGATGATTCCATGTTAACATTATTAACAGAGACTGCTTTTTCGTAACCTTCAACGAGATCCTTTAATTTTGTATTCATTTTTTGAATATCTGTGTATAATTCATTACTTTCTTGAGTATGTAAAAACTCATCTGTATTGATACGTGATACATTAGTTGTGTTAAATTTTATGGTTTCTGCTTTATCAAATAGACTACGAATATACTTATTATTATCAGTAATATTATTGCGTGTAATTTGAATAGAGTTTTTTAGATCATCCATATTATTTAAATATTCGTCTGCATCTTGTGTATTGTTATTCTGACGTGCTTCATACTCGTGATTCTCATACTCAATAAATTCATCGTACAGATCTTCCACATGTTGTAACAATATCTTATTTTCATCTTTTACTTCATTTATTCTATCGGTAATATCTTCTATTGTCTGATAATCATTTAAATTATGTTCTGTATGTTCTGTTGGGTCATACTCACTTTCAGTATCAGAATCGATGTACATAGAATGATTTATATTCGATTCCGTTGGGTCATATTCACTTTCAGTATCATAATCGATATATTGATCTCGGTTTGTTTCATGCATAATATGGTTAATATGGTTAATCATATCTGGATCCATTTGATTCCCGTTATTATGATCTTGTGGTAAAAAATTACTATCATCGCCGTTGTCAGATCCAGGTCCAGGCCCAGGTCCAGGCCCAGGTCCAGGCCCAGGTCCAGGCCCAGGTCCGGGTCTTTGATTATTTAAATTACCTAGATGATCTATCGCACCCGGCTGAACGTAATTAACATTATTATTCACTGGGTTTACCTGATTCATCTGACTCTGTTCAAACATGGAAGACAGAGTATTTGATAATGAATACATCTTCTCAAATATAGAATTTATAAAACTTAATACTTCATCAGAATTATCCATCTCATTAAAAATATATTCTCGCCTAAACACAGTCACATGAATACGTACTACAGTTTCATGAAATTCGTCGACTAACTCTAAAATCTGTCTAACGTTATTTTGTGGTAGTAGATCTTTATTTGGTGTAAGTTTTTCAATCTCTTCATTTATCTGATCAATCTGTAATGACATAGAACGCATAATCTTTATAAGTTTCCCAACAAGTGTATCATTAAGATAACTTGTAGATGCGATTAAATCACTTGATAGTGCCTTGATTCCTAATACAATTTTATCATATGAAATGACAGCCTTTTTAATAGCTTCTGGATTAGATCCTATTTGTGATGCGAGATCTGGATTTGTATAAGATTCACCGTAATACATCTTTTCAAGATCATACAAACGATAGTTAGCTCTTACATCATTATCTATGGGTCTGTAGGTCATGATAGACCCGATAAACCCTTTAGATTTTACATCTTTTAACGGTTTATCTGGTTCTGTAAAGTTATATTGTCCGGTATTAGTGCTTATCTTATGTATTTTCTTCATGTAACTATATTATAACTATATTATAAAATATTTATTGTGTTAGATTAAATTTACAAAACAATGTTATATTTATCATCATGTGATGTTGTTTGTTTTTCACTAATTTTCTTATCTAATATCTCATTGATCTGATTATTAGTTAATCCCGAGTCATTTAGAGACTTAAGATACTGTTTAGCCTTGGCTTGTGTTACATCTTTAAATTCTGCAATCTTTTTAATAAGATGAGATTTATAAACATATTTCTTATCATATCCTTTATCACTCGTTTGTGCAGAATGTATCGGAAATTCTTTATGATTACCCGTCTTAACCTTCTTTAGTTCAGCTGCTAGATCAAATATCTTTTTATTCACATCTTTTTGTTCTAAGGCTCCACCCCGTTCACCAGAGTATTGTGATGGTACTTTCCCCAGTAGTCCGGCACCTTTTTTACGTCCAGCTCCTGCCGTATCTGTAGATGCTTTACGTGACTTTATTGCATCTTTAGCTAAGTTTAGTCCCTCATTAATAAGAAACTTTTTAACCTCAGGATCCGATAACACTTCCTTGCCAACAGATGCAACACCACTCAACGCAGACTTGCCAACACTTGCAGCAGTCGAGCCAGTCTTTTTAATGCCAGACCATATATCATCAAATATACCCTCACCCTGCATCTTTTTTGATGGTCTTCCACGTTTCTTTTTTGCTCCTCCAGATGATCCTGCACCGTATTTATGTACTGTAGGATCATTCATCATCTCGGCTATCTGTGCTTTTGTGGGTGCAATTAAACCTTTTGCATATTGTTGTCTTACTGCTCCACCAGATGATCCACCTCCATGTGCTGCCTCAAGCAGTGCCTTATACGTGTACGGATCCGTCGCCACCTCTTTCGCCGATATTCCTATAGTTTTAAAGGCATCTTTCGCACCTTCTGCCAAATCTTCAAAGAATCCTTCACCTGTCATGTTTTTACGTGGTCTTCCAACTTTACGTTTTGGTTTAGGTTCCTCTGTTAATGCCTTATGAGGTCTTCCACGTTTCTTTGCTCCTCCAGAGACTCCACCACCCCGTCTAGCTCTTACAGCATCTGACAGTAGATTAAGTCCTATTGTCTTAACCTCCGGATCCGATAATACCTGTTTGGTGCCGTTCCATATGTCACCCCATATATCACCCCCGGAGGCTCCACCTCCAGATGATCCAGATCCACGTTGAACATCGCGGGGGGTGTAATGTACTAATTGTTTACTTGGATTCATACCACCAGAGGAGCCCCCACCTGAGACACCCCCGCCCCGTCTAGCCCTTACAGCATCTGACAGTAGATTAAGTCCTATTGTTTTAACCTCAGGATCCGATAATACCTGTTTAGTGCCATTCCATATATCACCCCATATATCTCCTCCAGATGCTCCACCACCCGATCTTTCTAATACACCGTGACCCATGATCCTATCCCTTGGTTTTGGTAAGCCGATCATCTTTCGTGATCTTTCTGTTTGATCTGTGTCTACTCCTCTTCCAACTGCTGCCATACCTAAATCAATAAGAGCATGACGAGTCTCTGGATTCTTAACAGTATCAATCGCATTATTATTAATGAACGTTCCTGCATCTTTTACTCCTGACCAGATATCACCCCATATATCCCCTCCAGATGCTCCACCACCAGATGATCCAGAACCATCCATAAGATCTAAATTTCTTACCTGTCCAAAATGCATCGGTTGTCCTAATTTTCCGGGTCTTCCCGTCTGGATCCCGGCACCCATAACACTGTACGGTGTATCATGTGTGTATAGATATCGATCATATTGAGGGAGTACAAAGTCTCTCGGTCGATATCCTCCTACCATTCTACCGGCTTTATCATCATCACGGGCATCTTTATACACATCATAACCATCAAACATTTTATCAGTGTAATTACCCCATGACCTATTTGGAATAATCTCTGGTTTATCGGATGACATGTGTACGGGATATCTTGAAAATGTAGAAGATATCATACCTGGCTCTGCTATACTATCATCATGGCCATAATGTCCTGAACCAGTAAGACGATCACATGATTTAATAGTTCTATCTAAACCCTCACCAAACATATGTTCATTCCCAGGGTGCGAGATTGATTTACGCATACTAAAAATACGATTATTAATATGTTCTGGTTGAAGATCTGTAGGAACGTATTCACCTTTATCCTCGACATCAACCGCATATTGATTTAAGCCTAATACTTTTTTAACATACTTATTTTGTGGCAAATCTGTATATGTCACATTATAATTTGACCACGGCATGACTGTAATAATATTAAATGATAAAATAATTTAGTTTATCATTTACTTTGTAAAATTCGTGTTTCTTCCTGGGTTGTCGCACAACTCCGAATAAATGTACACATATACATCTTCACCGAGTCACGCGACATGACCCAGTCTAAGCGGATTCTGTCAAAATTTTACAGATATTACAGAATCGCATTTCTACCCCTGTTGTCACACAACTCCGAATAAATATTTATATATATATTTTTACTGAGTTGTGTGACATGACCCAGTCTAAGTGGAATCCGTCAAAATTTTACAGATATTACAGAATCGCTCATCTACCCCTGTTGTCGCACAACTCGGAATAAATGTATATATATATATTTTTACAGAGTTGTGTGACATGACCTCGTTTAAGCGGAATCTGTCAAAATTTATAGAAAATCTTCAATTTGTCTTTTACTTCTAGCATATCCACTTTTAGCTAAAGCATCTACAGCTGGGACAACATGTCTTTTTACACCTTCACGTATATGGTGTAATACCTTATCAAACATGTGTCTATGTTTCTTAAGAGCTCCATGAGCCATATTACTTAATGATCCTCCAATCATACGTTTATACATTGCTGTAGAGTATGGCGCCTCACTCTTCTCCTCCTTAGTATCAAGAACCATCTGTTTAGTCAAGATACCAGTAGATACTTGTGCCGATCCCTCCTCTGAGATAAAGATACCCGAATTGACTGTAACCATTACTATCTCTGGTGTAATAGCCGATGCAAACTGATTTTTAACGGTAAGAACAAAGTTAATCTGAAATTGTCCAATCGATCCAGAGGTTAAGTAGTCTGGTAAAGACAGATCCTTTGACGGAGATAAAATGAGAATTGAGCCGATAGTGGGGATTGTATTTGAAATTCCGGTCGCATTATTATTGTATGCAGCAGAACCCAAAAATTCAAGGTATGACTGCGTGCTGTGATTATCCCTTGACATTCTCCATAGATCCTGCTCTGTTGCGCTAGCTAAAAGCCCAGATGTGTTATTTAAATTTACACTGATATTTGTAATTGATAAAAATGATGCTGTATTTTGAATAGTCTGTCCTGTCATTGGATTTCGTGCATATATGATAAAATAATCAGGTAGTTGATTAAGTTGGATACTCTGTGATGTTAGTTGCGTTGGAGTATTTGGAATACAACTAACGCCAGGTGTAGATATGAATCTTGGAAATTCACTATATGGTGATACACATCTTGTTCTAATTCTATCACTTGGTTGAGTACTTAAAAAATGCATTAACATTTTTGTATTTTGGAATGGATTACCATTATTTATACCTAAGGAAATAGTACTATATGGACTTCTTGTTGAAAAGAAACGTTTAGCCGATGAATCAATATTTAATGTTAATGTTACAGTATTGATACCAACCATACCTCCACAATTCATATCCGTATTACCAAAGATAAAAGGGCTAAGACCAATTAATGGTTCAGTCACAGTTACAGTACCTAAAATCTTCCAATTCTCTCCAGGCGCAACAGCCTGACCAAGTGCTATCGGACTAGTATCAACTGGGTTCACACCCCCGGCTGTCGTATATCTATTTACCACAAAAGTCGCAGGAAATGCACCTCGTGGCACCTGGTCATTATCATAACTCTGATTATTGATACTTGCCAGAGGATTCGCATTTGTCAAATAGGCATCTGAATAATTACCGAATACCTGGTCTGGTAAAGTTGGGGTCATACCATTGTAGCGGTAAAGTTCCCTTGAATCATTTAATCTTAATAGTACATCAATCACATCCTGTGTATTAACTGCTACTGTCATATTGTTTATTGTTGCTGTCGCTGTTGAAAACAATTTATTCAAAGGAAAAGCTTGAAATGCATCAGTTAAACCGTAATCAAATACCGTATATCCCGCGGGGACTGCTGCCGTTGCAGGAACAGTTAATGTAAAGTTTATTGTTGACTGTATCAGAACATGTCTATCCATCACTACAGAGGTCGAAGGTAACTGAATCTGAAACACAATATTTGATGCAGATTGAGAGTTAGCATTATACTGTTGATAGGTGCTTGATGATGCACCTGAGATAACAGCATAATCAAGAGAATCAGTTATGTCCGCGATTATGGGATCTTTTAACAATACGGTTTTGAACAAATCACTCATTTATAATAATCGTTCAGATAATAAAAAATGTAAACAGTTAATTTGAATCTTTGTCTTGTATCATATATCGTTTCTTTCTAAAGTATATCTTTAGTGAACAGCTTCCTCCTGATTCTAGCGTTAGAGGTATGAAATTGCCATAACGATCCTTCCAGTATACCTGTATATCAATTTGGTTTAACGGCTGGGAACCGTTCATACTTATAAATCTATATTGTGCAGTTGGATTGTAGATTACACTCGGTACATACTGATCACCAAAAAGTATAATATCGGTGATTTGATTTATAAAGTTTGCATTTGGACTATTTGTATTATTCATGCTTTGTATTACACTTAATTCATTGTAAATTAAAGGGGCTGTTAATTGGGTTGGGACTATAGGTAAAAGTGTAGTAGTAAAACATAAACTGCTTACAGGTGTCCATAAGCTCGTTGTACTATACTCTTGATACAGTGCATTACATAGTTTGGCAGCTGGGGCAACTTCAGTAACAGGTATATACACCTGATTTACACCAAATGATCCTACTACTAATTCATAGTTCATCCCATTTGATGATGAATCACCACGATTCAAAAATACAAAACTGTTAAATAGATAGTACAATGGTGTATTAAAGTATATCCGTATGTTATTTGGATTTGGTGTTATATTATCTGCCTGTGATGTATTGTAATATGGCGTTTCACAAAAAATGACTGCTGTATTGTTACTGATGTCCCAATTTATTGTTGGTGCTAAAGTTGAGGGGAGTCCTCCAGGAACTAACGCATTGAGAGCATTAAAACATTTTGTAAATGCCTCATACACTAAATAGATAAAAGATTGATAATTGTAATAGTAGTAGTATGAGGATGGTGATTGGAGTCCATTTGTGGTCGATGAGGGGGGAGGAGGTACAGTGACAGATGTATTTTGCGGAACAAATATTAATGGCTGTTGATAAATGTACGGCACCGTAACTCCTCCTCCAGGTGGTAGATATGTCATTGTTATTGAATACACAGTTAAGTTAACATTATTCTGATTAGGCTGAATCACTGGAATAAATACTGGTAACGTTGATGTATCACATTGAAACCTAATTATTGACATCTCATAGTCCTCCGGCTTCCTTAAAAATGCGGACTGTCGAGCCTCATTAAATGATATCGGTGGTGGGGATGTTGTAAAAGATCCTACATTTGTTATCAAGACATCTAAATACACATTATCTGGATCTTCTGATGTCAGTAAAGATTTGTAAGCTAAGCTTGCAGATGTTAAAGCTTTCTGTCTTGATGTCATCTATATAAAAGAGAACATATTAATATTTTCAGCCTTACTATTATGCATTATTGATATTTTTTTCTATGCTTAACTATGAAAAAAGAGGCATACCCATTGCACTTGTCAAAAATAATAACGAATTAAATCATAAAGATAACCAAATAATATATTTTTGTGATAATCCAGATGAGACAAAAATTAAACATCCGTATGAAACGATAGATACCGATAGTCCAAATGAAAAAATACAATACATCCCGAATGTGCAGACAGAAAGATCCGTTATCTACATATGCGGGCGTTCCGGATGTGGTAAATCATACTATTCTAAAGAGTATATCGAATGCTACCATATGATATTTCCCAAAAATCCTGTCTATGTGTTCTCATATCTTGATAAAGATCCTACATTAGATTCCATGGAGTACATAAAACGGGTTAAAATATTTGAAGATGGGTTTTTAGATGCTGAATTTGAAATATCGGACTTTGATAAATCGTTAGTGCTGTTTGACGATTGTGACTGTATCAAAGATAAAAAGTTACGTAAAAAAATAGACTCTATCATGGCTAAAGTTTTACAGGTTGGAAGACATCATAATGTATCGTGTCTATGTTTATCGCATCAGATATGTAACGGTTCTGAAACCAAATTACAGTTAAATGAATCAAATAGTATCGTACTCTTTCCAAAAGGTATGGGCGTCCGTACATTAAACTATGTTTTAGAAAACTATATCGGTATGTCACGTAAACAGGTCATGACCGTTAAAAAACTTAAGTCACGTAGTGTCACTATTATTAAATCATCCCCTATGGTAATTGTATCCGATAAAAAGATATATGTTCTTAAAGATCCCGATGAAGATGATCATACCAGTACAACTTAATATTTATTACAGAATCGCTCATCTACCCCTGTTGTCGCACAACTCGGAATAAATGTATATATATATATTTTTACTGAGTTGTGTGACATGACCCTCTCTAAGCGGATTCTGTCAAAATGTATGATTATAATTGAAATGCCTTAAAAATATAATCTGTTATACTAGTATAAGAATGACAACAAAGTTATGTCGTAAATGTAATAATACAAAAGCTTTAAGTGACTTTTATAAAATATCCGGTCAAAATAAGCATGGTGTCACATCTCAATGTAAAGTTTGCATCAAATCACGTAATCGGCGTAATTATGTGGTTTACAAATCTAAGCATGATGATCGTATCAAATTACGGAATAAAAATTATCAGATGCGTATCAAAACTCTCAAAAACCGCGATAGTCTCATATCTAATATGAATTATGAACACTCTATCCAGTATATTGAAAATCATCATATGTGGACAGATACCGAAATTTATAAGTTTCTTATTAAAAATCAACTTAAGCCAAAGTTATCATTTAAAGATAGTATTTATCTTATTGAAGATGGTTCCACTAAAAAGAGTCATAAGGCTAAAAAAATATCACCATCCAATAAAAAGGTTATCGACTTTATCAACTACTCATCTACACAGATTCAGAATAACGTTAGCAACCCTGATAATACATATATAGAACCACAAAACGAACACGCTAACTAATATTATTTTTAATTTATTTATGTATATTACACAATTAAATTATAATGGCACCCCCTCATATCATTGAAGCTCTAAACTATGTTTTAGATAAAGTATGTGCTATGATTCATAATCATTATATCAATAAAATATGTGATGAGATTGAAACACTTCACACTTTTAAAGAACTGTCTGCCTCAACTGATCAATCTTCACTTGATATGTTTGACGCTGTTCATCGTATTCGCGATTATAAAATATATCGTCTATTATTGTCTGATGGTCCATCACTATGAATCTCCCTTACTATCATCAACCATATTCTTAGGCTCTCTACCCTTGTTGGCAGTCTCTTCAGTCCTCCAATACAATCCACCACAAAAAACTCATGTCCAATGATACTTATTTGTGATGATAGCTTCAGTTTCTTTAATATATAGTTTATCCTTATCTTATCATCTGGGTGTATGTCTTCCTCATTACGTATAATTGCCTCATCTATAATGTAGTTTATCTCATCATCCATCTCATCATAGTCTATCACAACCATACCATGTTCCGTCTCTGTTACTATTATTGGTTTACTCATCTTTTATATTATTCATATAATCACATACATTTAAGTGATATCAAATATTATATGCACAGCTCAACATATTTACCGATTCGCTCTAGAACCCCTGTTGTCACACAACTCCGAATAAATATTTATATATATATTTTTACTAAGTTGTGTGACATGTCCCAGTCTAAGCGGAATCTGTCAAAATTTCACAAATATTACAGAATCGCCCATCTACCCCTGTTGTCGCACAACTCCGAATAAATGTATATATATATATTTTTACTGAGTTGTGTGACATGACCCTATCTAAGCGGAATCCGTTAAAGGGGTCACAATTTCGCCGGAGGCGATGGAATCCGTTAAAGAGGTCACAATTTCGCCGGAGGCGATGGAATCCGTTAAAGGGGTCACAATTTCGCCGGAGGCGATGGAATCCGTTAAAGGGGTCACAATTTCGCCGGAGGCGATGGAATCCGTTAAAGGGGTCACAATTTCGCAGGAGGCGATGGAATCCGTTAAAGGGGTCACAATTTCGCAGGAGGCGATGGAATCCGTTAAGTCGAATCTGTCAAAATTTACAATAATTTGAAATGAATTATAATAAATGAGTGTTTAAGTAATTTCAGTTTTACAC